GATACAAAATCAAAACAGATAAGTTGGAAGTCATCTTCTACAATAGTCTGTCCCTTTGCCTCACTTACGGAACCCATGCCTCGGGATGAAATACCAAGTTGGGCGCCACTATTTACAAGTCCGCGCAAGATATTGCCCGATGGGGTGTCAAGCACTTTTACTTTGCCCATCACATTTTTATTTTCCATCCATACATCAGTCACCATATGCGATGCATTCTTTAAATTGATGACAGAATCATCTGGATGATCAAGCTCTCCGAGAGCACGATTTTCTTTTACGAGTTTTTTGTAAGTTTCAATTTCTCGCATTAATACACGGTAAGGGTAAATGCGACCGTTGCCGTTTTGCACATCTGCTTCTTGGAGTTTGCCCGAAAGCATCATTCCTCCGCTAGCAACGAAGCGCTTCTCATCTTCCGTTAACAGATCTTGGCATACGCCGCCTTCGCAAAGCGCGTAATATTCTCTTAGTAATTTCTTTCCCATAGCTAAGAACCTTTGCAGCACCGTCTGACCGGCTGCAGCATCCATTTATTATTCCATGCGTTTGTGTTCATGTTTTATTCCTTCATCTCCGATAATCATATTAAGAATATAAGATGTCCCCGAAGAAAGACACCCTAAAATAAGATAATTTACCGGTGTTACATCAAAATTAAATAGTTCTGTGTAAGGAGAAAGTAGCATTAAAATCCACCCTACATGAAAACCAATGCACATGGGGCACCTGAACAATTGGCCAAGCCATCCTTTCGTGGGACGAAGAACATCGAAGACTTTTCCGTATACTAAAATCTGAGTGAGACCATAAGCCGCCAATATAAAGTATAATAATTCCACTAAAGCCTCTCTAGCGCTTGTTGTAAGCCCTGAATAATCGACTCTAGTGTTTCCCTAGCCAATCCTTCATCACCTTGCGTGGCGGTTTGAATTTTGTTTACGAGCGCTTGAGTTTCCTTCTCGGCATTGTTTAAAACTTTAGCCTTATCAGAAGCTATTTGTTCTTCCTCGCTTAAAAAATTATTCCAATGTTCTAATAAGAGTTTCATTTAAATTGTATATAGGTAGCTCAACGAGTATGGATCTCTGATGTAGCCCGGTCGAATAGAGCCCTGATCGCTATGTTGAGGAACTTCTCCAAGCTCCGTGGAATCTTCTTTATCCGGGTGGATAAGCTCATCATCAGCCATCCCAATAATTGCTTCTGTTGCTTCGAAATACGGTCGTTCTTCATTAATAAAATTAGAAATATTAATGAGGGCCAGTTTCGGAGTACTTAAGTTTTCCGATGAGGCTTCTTCCATTAATCCCTCAACCGATCCATAGAAGGCGCCTCCCTGAATGGAATCAGCCACAATAAGACCTTTCTTCCGCAATTCGGTAAACAAACGATTTTGGGCGCCATAAACTAAATCATTTAATGTTTCCTTCGGAAAGGTAGTAATTTTGTTAGTACGGGTAGAAAGCACGATATCGATATCTCCGTGATCAAAAATCATCAGATCTCCATTCAGGCTTTTGCGTACATCTAATTCAAGACGCACTACTGCATCATCTATGGCTTGGCCAATTCTAACTGTTATTGCCATCTGAATAGATTTCCTTTACTAAGCTTTGGGTTTTTAATACCGTTAGGAGTAACTCCTCATTAACAGATTCTGTTGCAAACATGTCTAAGCGCTCAATCACTCGATGGGTTTTCGTAGACATTTCAGGATCGCTTTTAATCTCGATAACCTCTTTAGCCCTATTTAAACACTCTTTAAGGCGCCCGATTTCATCATTAAGAAAAATCTTCAATTCGAGCGCGTTGTCTGCGAAAGATGAGATATAGTGTGTCAAGAGATCTTTTTGTTCCTGCAGAAGATCCTCTCCATATTTATCATTAAACTTTCCTATAAATGTTTTAATAACCAGATTATCAATATCGTTTTCTCCGGGCGCGGATGCAGCTTCTCTACACATGCTAGTAATAATCTCCTGCTCCAAGAGCACCTGATCGCGAGGGGGGGTCTTGGTTGAAAAAATCTGGGATATCGAAGCCAACGTTTTATAGTTGGGTACAAAAGCATTAAAAACAGAGGAGTCTAATTCTTTATTTATGTCATCTATAAGAGCGCTTTGCTCTTTAAACAAGCCGGAGATATCCAAAAGGCGACTGGCCAATTTTGCTTCCTTTAGAATCTTTTCGGACAATTCTTTAGCAAAGCCGCGCGTCTCATAAAGAGACCGGTGGCATTCTAAATCTTGTCGTAAAAGACTTCCTGGTTTAAAGTGTTTCTTAAGGAGCCCTATTATCTTATTACACTGAACAGTGTCTTTCTTTAAGGCGGCCGCTGTGGCCTCTCGAATCAACGCTTCATAAACAAATGCGGTATTTCTTTTTTTGTTGTGTCTACCCTTCATTATTGTTCTCCAATCCTTCTAGCCCTTTGAGGAGCACTCGTATCGAGTCACTTACGTGAAAAAGCTTTTCTTCTTCAGAAAGCCCACTTGCGTTATAAATAGGTGCTTGTCCTTCATAAATACCATTTCCCAAACTGCCCATTTTTGCGAGGGAGCCGATTTCGGCGCCTGGGACGGTATTGCGTATAGTCGAACTTGCCTTCTCTCGGTTATACTTTGCATCCATAGAGCGCTTGCGGGCGCCAGCGGAACGTCGATCTCCGCCGGGGTTTTCCGGAGTACCCTTCTTGTGATATACTTTTCCTTTAGATTTATCCAAGCGAGGCTCATTTCGGGATCCGGGCGGAACGGCCAAAAGCGGTGATTCATCGCCACCTCCTTCGTCGCCGCCGGCTTCGCCGGCTGGCATCTCCTCTCCTCCCAAATCGGCGCCAAGATCACCACCCAAGTCTCCTCCGAGGTCTCCTCCCAAGTCACCTCCAAGATCCCCGCCCATTCCGCCTCCGGCGCCTTCGGCGGCTGCAGCTTCAGCAACTGCTTGAAGTGCGGCATCGTGCTTGCGATCATAATACATTTCGCGTTGATTGCGACCAAAGTCTTCATGATTCATACCAAAGATATGTTCGGCCACCCATCGGCGAGAGAAGTAGCCTTCTGTGGCTGAGCCGGCAATATCAAACTTCTGTTTCCAAGTCTCAATTTCTTGAAGCTCTGCGATCTTCGACGGGTTGTTGAGAGTTAAGCTGAAGCTTAATAAATCGTCGCCTCTGAATCCTAACGTATAGAGGTGGATAATTCCAATCTTTGTAAGCTCTGCGATAATAACTCTTTGTAATCTCTGAATGGTCCTTGCAAAGCGGATGTCTTTCTGTGCCAGGGTGGTCTTGTCTTCTTCAGCCCCCTCCCCCATTGTGAGGTAGGATTGAGGAATCTTGAGTGCGGAGAAAAGCTTGTCACGTAAATACTTGATATCATCAATATCGGTGGTGTTGCTTCCGCCGGCAAGGTTCTGAATGTCTGTGACCGAACCAGCGCGAACTGGAATAAAGTAATCTTCTTCGATAGACATTGGGTTGTATCGCAAATCCACGCGACCGTTTTGAGGATCAATAACTTGATGACGCTTAAGGTTGGTCACAATCTTTTCCATATACTGTTCGACTTCGTTTGGAGGAATAGAGCCGACATCAATCTTAAACACTCGACGCTCAGAAGAGCGGATAACGCGGTATGCCATCATAGCGTCTTCCATCAACACTAGCTGGCGCCAGATGCGTCGTGCTGGCTCTAAAATAGAAGTACCATATGGCACATACTTATCATTTCCTAAGATGCGGAAATGGGCAATTTGCCAGTTCTCGAAAGTCATGCCGGCAGAGTTCCACTGAAACTGAATATAATTTGGGTTAGTAGCGTCCTTACCTTCTAACCTTTCGACTTCTTGTGATGGTAGCGGCAAAACAGACGTCACTCCATATTTGTCATCAATATCCAGATACACAAAGAAGTCTCCATATTTACACATGGTGCGGGCCCAGCCAAAAAGATTGTATTTTAAGTTAAGAATACTATCAAATAATACATCGAGCACCGCACTGATTTCTTCGTTCGGGCACCGGACATTAAGCATAGGACGCAATTCCGAATACGTAGTCATTTCATCCGCATAGATATCCATCGTGGATGCAATCTCAGGCATATATTCCATCTGATCAAAATCAACATAACGTTCGGAACGGCGCTGGTTTGCGATAGCGTTAGTGGCAATCGTGTCAAGAGGGTTATAAAGGGTCTTTTTAAACTGCTGCCCCGACGCTGACTTAAACCGCGAGGAAAATTTATCTAAATGTTGGCGCCGAATTCTACGTCCCGACTGGGAACGGTAGTTAATAATGGGTCCCGAGAAGAGACGTGTTAGTGCTTGAAATAAGCTCGTTTCAGCGTTTGCTGGGTTTTTATCTTGAATTGCCATCTATTTCCTCACTTAATAATCCATTTATATTGTTCATAAAGTCTCTCTGCATCTGTCATTTTTTTGTCTAGAGCGTTGTCCTTCTTATAGCCGTGTTGTCCGGAAATAGTCGTGTTCATCGTTGTGCGCGTCGTAATAATCGCATCAACAAAAGCCTTCTTATAATTTAAATCGCGTGCATTAGTTTGAAGAGCAGTGTCGCGCACCCAACATGCAATTGCCAACGCCATAATCAAGTCATCATTATAACTCTTCATAGCTTGAGGCTTTCCGTTTTTCCAAATAAAAGTTTTCATTTCATTAACCGTGCGGGATGAATACACTTTAATTAGTTTATTTCTTATAAACTCTTCTAATTTTGCGACTATTAGAGGTCGGGTCTTCTGTGTGGTAGAAAATCCGGCAATCGTGTTGGTTTTATATTCAGCTTGGCGTTGCTCAATATATTCATGCGTCGACTTTACAGAATAATATATATTAGGATAACCGTATTCTACAAGTTTGTCAAGTACTGTATAGCCAATATTATTATTTTCTACTACCATCATCGCATTTCCGAACTCTCGGCCAACTTGATTTAGCATATTGGCAAACAAATCAGGCGTTAATTTTCCTTGGTATTCTCCGATGACTTCTAAGGTTTCTAATTTGAGAATATGAAATGTAGAAAAATCGGCGCCATCGCCACGAGATACATCAACCACCATCAAATAATTGCAGGTAGGATCAAATTCCTCCCAAATCCAAAAGTTTCGGTCGAATCCTGTGCGATGTTTGGGCTCTTTAACATTCGAGAGCAACCATTCCATACATTCGGGGTCAATCACTGTTTCACCAGACGTGTTGAAATTACATTGTAATTCTTGTGCAATCTGGCGCTTGGACATATTTCTTGTTTCTTTAGTNTACCATTGCTCATCCCGATCCGGGTGGACGTCCCACGGTAACGTCGTTAAATTAAAATTGTTTGCTCCCGAGCCTGCTTCTGTACACGTTTTGTGGAACCAGTTTCCTACGCCATTAGGAGTTGACAGTGCAATACAACGGCCGCCTGTAGATAGAGTGGGATACAGNCCTGTCCATAGTTCNTCTAGTCCTTCGATGTGGGCGGCCTCGTCGAGCACCAAAAGAGACAGTGCTTCGGAACGGCCGGCATCGCCCGAAGTGGACGCGGCTTTAATAGAGGAGCCATTGGACAACTCGAAAGATGTGCGGTTGTCAACGCTGATTGTTGCGATCTTTAACCAGTCGGGTACATTGCGCATGATACCTTTAACCTTTTTGACGAGGTTGCCGGCTGTGGCGAACTTGGTGGCCATAACTAAAATGGCCTTATCGCGATGAAATAGCATCATCCATACGATATAGCCGGCTGTGATTGTAGAGATGCCAAGCTGACGTGCTTTTAGAATAACATTAAAACGATAATCGTTAAAATCATTAAGCAGTTCATCTTGGAAATCATATGTATCAAATAAAATCAACCCATGCATTGGGTGAGAGATACGAGCATAGTTTGTGAGAAAGTAAGCGGGGTCTTTACCACATTTGAGGATTTCGCTGACTTGCTGTTTCTTGTCTAATTGAAAACTCATTCATCATCTACGATTTCTATTGTTTCTTCAAGTCCTTCCGACGTGGGAGTGGCTTCGGCAATAGCGGACTCTTCGAGGGGTTCTTGATTCTCGACCAGTTCAATAGCCGTTGCTCTCGCAACTTCTTCCATAATAATCTCTTTGAGGCGTGCAATAGAAATTTTCATGACTCTTTCTTCCTAGTGTCGTTATCCGGGCG